GAACCAGAACTAGAAGATGACGAGGTAGAAGAGATATGACCACTACTAAAAAAGTTACTAAGAAAAAAGTACAACCTGCACCTAAACTGCCAGATAAAGACATAGCTTACCTTGCAGCTACATTTGTAGAGGCTGCTCAGTCTATGTGTACTAAACTAGGCAGAGACATAGACATTGTAGAGTTTCCTAAAACTTACGCTAAAATGAAAAAATTATACGAGGAGCTAGACTAAGTGAATTTATACCAGGAGTACATACATCAATCACGATACTCTCGATACCGTGACGATTTAGGAAGAAGAGAGACTTGGGACGAGACAGTAGACCGCGTAAAAAATTTCTGGCTAGAGCGACTGCCTAAAAATACAGGGTGGGGTAGCGGAAAAAAAGACAAACAGCTAGTTAAAGAATTAACAGAAGCTATGGAGGCTGTTCGTAGAATGGAAGTAATGCCTTCGATGCGTGTTATGATGTCAGCAGGAGAGGCGTTAGAGGCTCACAATGTAGCAGGGTACAACTGCGCTTACGTTCCAATAGACAACCAAAAAGTATTTTCAGAGATTGTTTACGTACTTATGTGCGGTACAGGAGTGGGTTTTTCAGTAGAGCGTGAGTACGTTAATAAGTTACCTTCACTACCGCCTCCGTACGAGATAGAAGAGACCGACACCACAATAGTAGTTAAAGATTCTAAGTTAGGGTGGGCTAAAGCTTACCGACAGCTTATCTCTTTGTTGTACACAGGTCTAATACCTAAATGGGACTTGTCTCAAATACGACCAGCAGGAGCTAGATTAGAAACATTTGGAGGCAGAGCTTCGGGGCCAGAACCTTTAAATAATTTATTTTTATACACAGTAGAAACATTTAAGTCTGCTGCAGGCAGACAGCTTACAACTTTAGAGGTGCATGATGTTGTATGTAAGATTGCTGATATCGTGGTTGTTGGAGGGGTTCGTCGTTCTGCTCTTATCTCTCTTAGTAACCTTACTGACGAGCGTTTGCGTGGTGCTAAGGCTTCTCAGTGGTGGCTTCCTATTGAAGAAGGAGGCGCACCGCACAGAGCCTTGGCTAACAACTCGATTGCGTACACTTGCAAGCCAGATGTTAACTCATTTATGCGAGAGATGGTGTCTTTGTTCGAAGACAAAAACGGAGAACGTGGAATCTTTAACAGACAAGCAGCCGTAACTAAGTACATCAATCACCGCAGAGATGAGAACCAAGATTGGGGCTGTAACCCTTGTTCAGAGATACTGTTAAGACCTGCACAGTTCTGTAACTTGACAGAAGCTATAATCAGACCAGAAGATACAAAAGAAACCTTAATTCAAAAGATTAAACACGCAACTTTCTTAGGCACACTACAGGCTAGTCTAACTGATTTTAAATTTCTGTCGAAAAGGTGGCAGGTTAACTGTGAAGAAGAAGCTTTACTAGGTGTGTCTCTAACAGGGTGTTGTGACCACAACCTGCTCAGTGGGCAGAAACTGTCTGTTGTTCGTACAGACGAGATGATAGATTGGTTAGAAACCCTACAGAAAGTTTGTATAGAGCACAACAAAGTTATTGCTTCAAAAATAGGTATTAAGAGAGCTGCAGCTACAACGTGTGTTAAACCTTCTGGAACTGTGTCTCAGTTGTGCGACACATCGTCAGGAGTACACCCCAGGTTTTCTCCGTACTACATTAGAAGGGTTAGGAACGACATCAAAGACCCGTTAACAAAATTCTTAAAAGACCAAGGTGTGCCGTGGGAACAGGACACAATGAACGACCAGAACATAGTGTTTTCGTTTCCTATGAAAGCACCTAAGAGTAGTGTCTGTGTTAAAGATGTCGATGCAGTAGAGCAGTTGACTATGTGGCAGTTATACAATGACTACTACACAGAACACAAACCTTCTGTAACGATTTACTACACGAAAGAAGACTTCTTAGATGTGTCAGCTTACGTGTACAGAAACTTTGAAACTATGTCGGGTATCTCTTTTCTTCCTGTAAGTGAGCATACTTACGTGCAAGCACCTTACGAAGAGATAGATGCCCAAACATATAAAGAATTACAAAAAGACATGCCCAAATCGTTAGATTGGAAACTATTAGAAGATTACGAGTCAGGAGATAATACTTCTGTGCAACCAGAATTAGCCTGTTCAGGAGGAGCATGCGAGCTTTAAAGAACAAGATGTTAGAGGATAGTACAATGCGAGTTATAAATGTTTTAATGAGAGACATAGAGAACCTACGTCAAGAACGTGACGCTCTAAGAGAACAAAACAGGAAACTCCAAGAGAAACTAGATAAGATAAAGAACAGCGAAAGCGTAGGAGCTAAGGCTAGGAAACTGTTTAAGAGTAAGAAGCTGTTTTAGCTATTTCATTAAAGGGTTTTCTAAAGCACGTTTAATGCGTAGGTCAAGCTTAGACTCTAAGTCGTCTTGCTGTTCGTCTAATCTAGCCATCTTGTCTGCTAGTCTACCTTCAAACGCTGTAATCATCTCTCTCACAGACTCTACATTAGACCTGTTACGCAGGTCTTGTTTGTCTAAGTTCTTATACAGCGTAGCAATATCCTCTCTAGTTTGGTTACGAGACTCCATCATTAAGTCTTTAGCGTTGGTAGTCTCTTTCTGGAATACAGCAACCAGCTTTTCTATCTCAGATATATCAGGAGCAACATAAGCGTTTATCTTCTCTTCCATAGATTGATAGCGTGTAAACAGCTCGAAACCTCCCCACAGACCCCCTAGTATTGTGCCTAATAGTGGTGCAATAACCAGAAGCTTAGTTCCCTCTAGCTTCATTCCTTTGTATTCTATCTCCATTGTATAGCCTCCAACTCTGCCATATCTTGATTAGCTGCTGCTTGTATGTATATCTGACTAGGGTGGTCGTAGTTCGTACCTCCCTCTAATTGCATGTCAGGATACCAACTAGATGCGTCAATCATCTGTTGATTGTAAGATGTAATATCTGTTTGCCTTCCCATAACACTTAAAGCTACGTTTTGCATTGTTATGTTGTACGTCTGTGCTAGAGTGGTCATTACCCTATCAGCTACTTTCCTGGCTACACGTTCTTTCTTGCTCTCTTTTGGTGCAGTCTCTGTTGCTTTAGGTTCTTCTTCTGTGGTACTCTCAACCACTAGTTCAGGGGTAGATTCTTCTACTGTTTCAGAAGCCACAGGAGCCTCTGTAGAAGTCTCTTCAACGACTTCTATATCAGGTTCTATCTCAGCTTCTATGCTCTCAATAGAGGGCATCTCAGGAGCTTCTACAGCCATTTCTAAAGGGGGTTCTAAAGCAGGTTCTTCAAACCCTGTAAAATCTACCTCTGGAGTGGGTATATCTACTGCTGTTTCTAGTACCGCAGAGCTAAAAGTATCGGTAGTATCAGCAAAATCAATCGGGCCTTCTGGCCCTGTTGTAAATGCTACTTCTAAAGGCTCATTAAACATATCGTCTGAGGTGTCCTCAAACTGTATCTCTGTTTCACTGGCAGCTATAGTAACTACTGTAGCCTCTCGTTCTTCTTCTGCTTCTTGTTCTGCCAGTAACTCTGCAGCTATTCTGTCAGCTTCTTCTTGTGCTAGGCGTTCTTCTTCTAACCTAGCTGCTTCTTGCTCTGCTAGTAAAGCTGCTGCCTCCTCCTCTTCTGACACAGTGTCTACCAGTACCCACTCGTTTGTTTCTGTGTCTTGAGTAATAATATCTACAATTAAATCCGTTTGGTCATCGTCTATTACAGACTCTATGACGTTGTATATCTCGTTTGTAATGTACTCGATAGACGTATAATTTAAGGTCAGGTATGGGTCTATAAACTGTGGCCCCCACATACCTTCAGGGTATCCCTCATCTATACCGTAGAGAGACAACCAAGCAGACAACTGTTCGTAGTTGTTCGTTCCAATAGATTGAGAGAACTGGTAGTTGTATTTGTCTCCGTAATCTATTACAAACTCGTGAGAGAAACTTTCTCCTACCTCTATACTGTTCTCTGTCAGAACTACGTTAATCTTAACAGTATCTTTACAATCTCCTGTCGTGTTAGCACACAGAGGTAAGTCTATGTTGCTGCTGTGACTATTAACAGTTACTCCGTAGTTAAAGTCAAACCCTGCGTTAATCTCAGCCTTTGTCATCTCGTCAGAGAAGTCTATCTCTGTGCTAAATGTACCACCTTGAGAGCCTGTACAAGCTTCTCCTGCTTCACAGTAGTCAAACTCGTCTGTTGTAGTAGTCGTAGCGTCCCCAGACATTTGCCAATCTTTAAGCTCAGGCACAAGATTACCTGACGTAACCTCTGTCTCTACTGTTGTTGTTTGCTCTGTAATAGTGCAGTTAGGATTAGCTAGACAAATTTCTCTAGTAATATCTGCCTGTAAGAAAGGAAAGACTAGCAGTAAACTAGTCGTCAGTATCTTCTTCATCGTCAGGAACCCACGTTACTTCTCCGCGAACTCTTGTCCATCGCCCTGCTTTTGCTTCGTTAGACCGCTTAAGTTGTTTGTAGTCTGGTCTCTTCTTTGGGTTAGCTTCCCACAGAGCTGTAGCCTCAGCCCCTATCTTACCCATGTAAGGGCAAGGAGTACCTGCCATATTCATAGCAGAGAATACTCTGGGGTCTTGACACAGTAAAGAGACCGCCGCTACCTTCATGCCCGAGAAATACAGAACCCTCGATAGTTTGAGGCGTTCGCAGTTCTTATCGCGGATAGTGGTTCCTGCTGCAAAACCCAGTATTTGGGTTTGAACTGCTGCGGAGGCAGGGTAGCTGCATACGTCCTGGTTGTTGAGAACCAAGTTCGGCGCAGAGGCAGTCGGCGGTGTTTTGTCTACAGTAGTTGTACCCGTAAGTGTACTACTGATAGTGTTTGTTTCTGCTTTTGTCTTGTGTATAGGTGTAGCGCAAGCAGATAAAACAAGAACTAAGATTAAAAGTTTGCTTTTCATTATTGTCTAAGTCGTTTTAATTCTTTCTTTCTTTGTTGTTCGTCGTATTTATCTTTTCCTTTTTCGCTAAACCGATAATACAGCTCTCCTACAACTGGAATATTTCTTTCTAAATCTGGAGACGGAAGAGGAAACTCAAATAAAGTTTGAAAAACTAACTGTCCTAAGTTTTTTATGCCTTGACCAACTTTTTCTGCAGTAGATTTTTCTGAATCAATAGAAGGTAAAGCTTTTTCTACATTATATCTATTAAGAAGAAGTAATTTATAGTATTCTGTAACAACTCTATCACTAAACTCTTCTGGGTCTAAAGTTGGTTCTCTTCCTGAAACTGCATCTTTAAGGTAAGTAGTACCTACTTGGCCCATACCTAAAATACCTGCCCAAGTAACAGCATGTTTAGCTGCTTTAATTTTATTTCCTTTTTTCCACTCTTGTATAGCTTCTCTACGAAAAACGTCTAATTGTTTTAAACCAAAAGTTTTTAGTGTGTAAAACAACCTGCCATTAGGAGCGTCTAAATATTTTTTTGGCATTTCAGATAAACTAATAGGCTGTACATCTGCTAATTCGCTCCACAAATATAATTTAACATTTTCAGACATTTTACCTGTAGCTAAATCATCTACAAAATTATCAAAGTCTGCTCCAAAAGCTTCTTTATATTTAGATGCTAATTTTGCTTTTCCTTTTGGTGTTTTTGACCAAGCCTGACCTTTGTTTAAAGCTCCTTGTAGTAAAACATTCTTTCCAAATTTATCACTAGACCTAAATCCACCTGCTGTAAAAGCTTTATGCACCCATTTGGACATAACTTTTTCGTTTACAAATTCAGAAGCTAAAACCTGGTCTAGCCCAAGAGACTCCATTAAACCTTCTTTTTTTCCAGCACTGTCAGTTACTTTTCTAGCACTGTTAAACATTCCTCCAATAATGTGACGAAAACCTTGCGCCCTTCCTGCAATAGGTATATCTGAAAATTGAGTTATTGCAGCAATAGGATTTCCTAATTTCATCATGTAAATTGAGTTGCGAAATGCTTGAATTATTTGATTTGCAGACTGTTCACCGCTTATAAATCGAGACTCTAGTAAAGATGTAAGTCTACCAATATCAAAATCATCTAAGTCTTTAAAATCTTTGTTAGACCTGTTAATTAATTGTGCAATAGACTCTTCCATATTTAAAGAATCATCTGCAGAATTAACTCCTTTTTGCCCAAAAAATTTTCTTTTTTCTATGTTAGTTACACTACTTCTAATGTAGTTGTCTAATGTTTGTATAGGGTCATCGTAGTATTGAAGTAATTGTTGAGGTATTCTTGGAAGTGTTCTTTTTTGTGTAGAGCTTAATTTTCCTGCGCTTGTTCCTCCTCGATAACCTCTTAAAACATTATTAATAATTTTTTCTACTTCTTCATCAGAAAGATTTTTTACTTTTAATTTGTCTTTTCTTTTACTAATAGCATCTTCAATTTTATTTTTAGTTTCTTTACCTAAAGCTTGTTTTAAACCATTTAAATCTTTTACTTTTCTAGGAAAATAATTATTAATTTTCTTTAAATCTTTGTATCCCGCTTCAACTAATTCTTTATGTGTTTTATCAAACAAAGATGTTAAACTTGAAAATACTTGTTCTACTTCGTCTTTATTATTGTGATGAAGTAACGCTAAATTTTTAGCCCCAGATTGACCTGACGTATTTGCATCGCCGTTTAACAAAAAAGATTTAAACCTTTCTCTTTCTGTTTTAGGAATACTTCTCATAATATTAGTTAAAGGATTAATAACCTTAGTTCGATTATGAATTTTAACATGTTGATTCATGTCTAATCTTCGTAACCCTAACATTAAAGGTTTAGAAAATTGAGCAATTTCTGTACTTAATATTCCAAAAAAATCATTTAAAAAATAATTTTTCTTTTTGGTTACAGGGTCAACTCCATGTTTAGGCAAGTTTACTATAATATCTGCTTCGTTTTTATTAGGAATAACTAACTTTCTTCCTGTAGTATTTAAAGCATTATTAAGAGTTCTGGTGTCTGTTCCTGTAGTTTCTTTTACAGTCTTTAATAAAGTTTTTTTCTCTGCTCCTGAAGCAACAGCTCTAGTTATAGCATCTTCAGCATCGTCAACTATAGCGTTACTTGCGTTCCAATTCTTTTTATTTTGTCTTTTAATTCCGTAATTTGTAACAGCTTTTCCTGCTTTGTCTCCTACAAACCTGGTAGCACCAAACAATAACGGCCCTGCTACTGCAGAAGCTCCTGCAACTACTGCTACTTCTTTTAAATCTATATTACCTTTTTTAGCTTCTTGGTCTAAAGTGCTGTACATTGCACCTAATCCACCGCTTGTAGCAGCCACCATTTTGTAAGTTTGTCCAATAGGGATTAAACTTGTGGGACTAGCTATAGCTGCACCTAGTTTACCTGCCGTTGACCAAGCAGAATCTTCTACACCTGCTTTATATATGTCAGAAAATTCTTCTTCAAAAACTTTGTAATCTGGTTCAAATAAATCGCGTTTAGTTTTATCTCTTCTGTCAGACAAAAACTGCCGTCTTTGGTCATAGTCCATTGCAGAAAACTCTGGCCCGTACATCTCCTCTGGAGAATCGTATCTAATACCATCTCCATCAACAATAAGCTCTCCTACAGGCATAGCTGCTTCTAACATAATACCTAAGTTTTCATAGTCAGCACGACCAGTTTCGTATCCAAACTCTAACTGCCTAGCTTTACTAGGCTCAGGTACTGTTGGTTCTTCTTGTTGTGCGTTTTGATTTATAAATAAGTTAGGATTTGTTTTTTTATAAGTATTAATTTTTTCTAAAATTTCTTCTCTTGACCTATCTCCAAAATCAATAGTTTGCCCGCTAGGAAAAGATAATTGCGTCATTCAATTATACTCCTTAATCATCTTCATCAACTTTTTTTTCAAACTCTTCAGCAGACATAGTGCCTAAACTGTTGTTTTGGTCAGAAGTTTGCGTATCTTTATTTGGATTATTTAAACCTAAAATATTCATTATTTTGTCAAAATCAACTTTTGCATCGTAATCTTCGCTAATTAAGCCTGGTTTTAGCGCACCCGAAGGGTCTTTTAATAAGTCTTTTCCTTCAAGAAAATACTTGTTTAAAGGTTTTACTTTTCTTCTGCTAGATTGGTCTTCTGCTTGTCTAGCTTTAGCATAATTTAACAAAGTTGTTGTAATTCGTTCTACTTGGTCTCCATCAGGAACTCCTGAGTTTACCATACTTGGTTTAAACAACGGGTCTGCTTTAAGTATTTTACTAAAGTTAAGTGTTTCTTCAATAGTTACTCTTTCTGGTGCAACAGCTTGAGCAACCGTTTTGCCAGATAGTGCAGCACCTTTGTCTAAGGTAATATATTGTTGTGTTACTACATCAAACGTACTTTTACCATCTTTACTAATTTTTACTAGACGCATATCTCCATTTGGAAGTTCTACATTTACAGGTGGGCCTAATTCGTTAGCATCATCTAAAGCTTTTTGTTCTTTAATTGCTTTATCTGATGCTAATTTTTCTGCTTTATTTACTAAGTCTGCGTATATTTTAGCTTCTGCAGGGTCAATAGGAGCATACCTAACAGCTCGTTCTTTCATAGCAGCAATACCCATAGGATTATCTGCGTATTTTTTATTAATATTATTTTCAATAATACCTCGACCAATACCGTTTATAGCGTTCTTAATGCTTTGGTTTCTGTCTTTTTCAAACGCTTGTCTGTTCGCTGTAAGTTGAGCAAAGTCGCTTAATCCAACACGTTTAAATGAAAATCCTCTAGCCATGTTATTTATTCCTTAAAAAACTGGGTTATTTCCCATACCACCGCCTGTAAAACTTTTGTATGCGCCATAAGCTGCTGCTGCAGGTTCTGCAAGTCGTTGAAAAAGACCGCTTCTAGGTTGCGCTCTAGCTGCTGCTAGTTGATTTGCTAGGTCAATTCTCGCAGATAGTTTGTCCATATCAAACTGAGTTAACGCCCCACCATATGCCATAGAAGGTTGTATCAACCCTGTTAAATTTTGAAAAGGTGCGTATTGCGCTTGAGATAGTCCGTATAGATTTTGTAAGTTTTCAGCTCTAAATCCTTGCGCTCCTGTTAACATGTTTTGTAAAGCGTTTAAATCGCTGTAACCTGATTCCTGCGCTCCTCGATAAGCACCTATTCTTAACTGTTGTTTAGCTAAGTCAGCTTGTCTTTGAGCTGCTCCCATAGCACTTGCAGAGCCTGTACTAATGCCTCGACCGCCTAGTATTCTGCTAAGAGCAGAGTCTGTTTGCATGTCTATCATTTGTTCTTGTGGCTGTATACTAGCACTAAACATATCTTGTAATTGTTGTCTGTCCATAGTAGGAGCAAACATATTGTAAGCTGCTCTTAACTCTGCTTCTTCAGGGCTATCTTGCACTTTTTGCAAATAGTCTGGAGTTAACTTTTTAAACATCTCTGACGTAGCAGTAACGTCTGCTGAAGGAGTAACTTGTATTCCTTCGTCTGAATAACTAATCCCGCCAAAAGGGCTTGTTATTCCTGCTTGAGAGTAGTCTAAATCTTCTATCATTGGGTCAAATTTAGCTACAGTTTCTTTAAACCCTTTATTAGTTCCTGATGACCCAAAAATACTTTTAAGAAAAAACTCAGGCTGTCCAGTTGCAGGGTTCATAGAGTTAGCCCCACTTCCTACTGTGTATCTAGCAGGGTCTAAACCAAAACCTTTCATCTTGTTTTTAATTTGACTAGTTAAACTTTCTCCTAATACTTCAGGTCTAACTACCATTTCTCCTGTTGCAACGTGAGCTAACGTGTCATCTTCGTTTCGCCCTAAAGTAGCAAATTTTCCTAAATTAAACATGTTATATCTCCGTTACGATACGTCTTTAAGTTTAGCTTTAGCAGTAGCTAAAAACATTTTTTGTGAGTTAGTGTTGGCAGTAACCATTTCGTTTCTAAAACTCTCTACTGCAGCTCCTGTCTGCCTAGACTGCTGAGAGTTTTCTATTAAAAGTAAAGGTAGCATAGCTACTGAACATACCCAGTTATCTATCTCTTCACCTGTTTGTGGGTCTGTGCCTCGTAGTTGCATAAACCACCCACAGTCAAATTTCTTGCAAGGCTCAAAGTTATTTAAAGGGCAGTTATCTTTTACTTCTAGTTTCATGTTAATCCTTTGTAGCTATAATTACGTCTACATAGTTTACATCAAAAGCCATGTTTCCACTTGTAAAAGAGTGTGTGTGAGATGCGCCAGCAAGAGTACCTACACTGTGAGAGTGACCTCCACCGCTACCAGTGTTACCTATAGTAACGTCAGCAGCTCCACCACCAGACACATAGTTTCTGTTTGCCATTAAAATTCTTCCATTGCCTCCTGAAGTAGCGTCATCAGAACCTACATATTGTCCTATACTAAACGTGTGGTTATGTGAAGGTATCTCGCTTGTAGCCAAAGTGTGTGAAGCTACAGAACCAGAGATACTAACCGCAGTTCCTCCTGTTGTACCAGAGGCTGTTCTATTACTTGCAAAAGCCGTAGTAAAGTCCTGACTACCTCCAGTACCTACTGTACCACTAACAATTCTTAATGCTTTGTTATTGTGAGTGGTGCTTTTAGTAAAGCCTGTAGGGGCAGCAGTTTGTACAAATAACATCACTGTACCTGACGGTATAAGTCCTGTATCTTCCTTAGTTGCTATAGCTGTTGCAATAGCATTAAATTCGCTATCTACATCTGCTCCTGTAATAACCTTTTCTGGGTCTCCAGTATCAAGGCTATCCTTAGCTGTAAAGTTTTGTGTTCTAGTATAATCGCTCATGGTTACCTACCTTCTCGACCCATTTTCATAAATAAAGATAATTGTTCTACTGCAATATGAAAGCCGTTAGAAACAAATCTAACTCCTAGTTTAAATGTTCTTCCGCTTTGTGATATAGGAGCTGCTAAATTATAAGCTAAGGCAGAGCCTCCTCCCCACTCGTCTACGTTCCAGTTAGCTACTCCCCATTCTGCAACTGTACCTACCGCTAGACCTGACGACCTGTTAAATGCGTTATTAGAAGATAATGTAAAAGGTACTTCTCCACTACCACCTTCAGCAAAAGCGTAAGTCACGTTAACCGTATCTGAGGTACTTGCGCCTTCTATTGTTGCAGTTACTTTTTTTAACATCTTTAATTTAGATGTACCTAAATCTGCAGGGTTACTGCGCCAAGTGCAAGTGTAAGATGTACTTGCTGACGGAGAATCGTCAACGTACCCATTATATTTTCCTATCATTCCGCGAGAGCCTATGTAGGTCTCTCCTTCAAAGTAAGCAAAGCTGTCCCACTTAGTGTTGACATACTTAGTAATCCGTATAGGAACATTTTGGTCTAGCGTGTGCATGTCAAACACCCAAATGTTTCCTTCAGGAGCTTTTAACCAGTATTGTCCTTCTTCTGGGTCGTAAACAGACCTTACATTAATTAAAGCAGACTCACTTGCTGCAACATCTACTAAAAATTCTCTTCGTACTAGAGTAGATATTTCGTTTAAGTCTGCTCTGTCACCTGTGTAAATAACTTGTCGTAGTGACCTAATGCCTGTAGCAGACATAAAATATAAATCTTTTCCTATTGCCTGTATACTGTCTCTAGCTATACACCCAATACCTTGTATAATTTGTTCTATGCCTAAATCAGCAGGAGAATCGGGGTTGTTATAAATTACAATACTGTTACGTAAAAAAGCTACTAAGTAGTGGTCAAAAGACGATATAGCTACTAGCTCATCGTAACCATCTTTAACAGCAGCAAAATTACCCATTACGTCAATCTCGCCGCCTGCATTACCCCAATCTGTTTCGTCTAACACAGCAGAGTAATTAATAATGTTTTGACTTGTTCCTGTGTTAGACTTTTGCGCCCATACTCTACCAAAGGCACTGTGTACTAGTCTTCCTGTAGGGACGCTTCCATGTGACGAGTTAATAGCTACAAAGTTTCCTGACCCGCTTTTTATAATTAAACCAGAGCCTTCGTTAGTAGCTATAACTTGGTCATCAAAGTTTACAAATTGAGGTCTAGTGTTAGTAATAGTTACGCCACCTTTGACTGACGTAAAGTTGTCAAAAGGAGCTGTATCTTCGTAAATGTTGTTACCGCCGTAATCACTAACAGAAAGTAATCTTTGGCCTCCTGAGTAGTTATACATAAACAATGTATCTACTTTAGGCTCGTACTTAACTTTTACTCCTGCCCCTCCTCCAGCAGAAGCTGAGGTTGCTGTTCCTGTTGTGTAAACGTAGTAACTGTCGACATCGACTACAGTAATAGAAAATCGAGTATTAATTTGAGCTGCTGTAATACCGTTAGTGTCTGCAGCTCCGCTAATAGTTACAAAGTCTCCTGTAGACTGACCGTGAGCAGTGTCTGCTATTGTAATACGACCTGTAATCCCTGCAGTTGTAACAGTTGTAATAGGATTACTTCCTAACGACTCGTATCCTAAAGCGTTAGAATGTCCGTTAGTTAATACATCAAACCCTTTTCTGTTGGTTAGTCGTCCTGCAGAGTCGTAAGCAATGTTTTCTGCTACTTCTGCAAAGACAGGAGCTTCTTGGTACGTTTCTCCTTCAAAGTTAAGGCCGTACATACCTGGAGCGCGAAGAACTAAAGACTGTAGTTTGCTACCCATTACTTAGAAATCTCCGTAAACTATCCAATCACCGCCACCTTGACCTTGCCACTTATGGCTTTGCTCGTAAGCTATAGCATCTCCTAAAGCTTTTTCGTAAGCTCGTTGTACTTCAGAGCTTAACTCTCCTTCATCCTCACCTCGCTCTCTTATAGCAAGAGCTAAACCTCGTAGGTATACTGGATACCAAGGTACTTTAAAATAGTCTGTATTAGCTGTTAAATCGTCTTGAGGTACTACACACTCTACAGACATAGAGTATGTTGCGTCTGGAGTGCTATAAAATATTATTTGTAATGATTGTTTTGCACTTACTCCTGATACTGCGTAGGCGTAAGGTTCTTGATTTGTTCGTGTACTAAGTTGATTTTGTTTTCTTATAAACTCAAAAGGTCGTGGTGCTAACCTAACATCAGTAGTAGTGTTATACACGTCTAACACTCGACTACGTTGATTAGTGTAAATGCCTTGACTTGAGTTTTCTAAATCGTAAGAACTTGTGCCACTGGTAGTTGTAATCGTAATAGATTCTTGTAAACCTATCCAATCAAACGAATCTTCTACTTCTCGTTTTGCATCGTTAAGTAATCGTACAATCGTATCTGTATAAGACGGTGCTCCACCTGTGGCAGTTGTTGTGCTAGTTATACTCAGCACAGCTTGGTCTCTTAAACGAATAAGAATCTTATTAACAACGTCTAATAATGTAACCGCAGATGACGACATAAGATTAACTCTCCTAAATAAAGGGGGAGGTTTTACCCTCCCCGTAGGTTATTAAGCAACGACAGCAATCTTAATGCCAGCATCGTTTCGTAGTTCACCCGTACCGTACAGAGTGTCAGCAGTGAACAAGTCACCTAACCACTCTTGCTTGTACTGAGTTTGAGTACGAACAGACATTTGCTCTGCAAGAACTAACGCTGATTTATGAGCTAACAAGCAAAGTCTAGCGTCCTGAGAACCTTCAGTATCTGTAGGACAGTTAGTAGAAACGTATACAGGTACTCCGTATACATCACCAACTAAACCATTACGGATAGAGTTTCCAGGGCCAACTTCACCTGTGAACGCTTGCTCAGTAAATCGAGCAAGACCAGTTAGATTCTTTTTCTCCACTGGAGGGATAACAAGAAATCTATCTGACATAGGTATATCAGCATCGTCAAGAGTTTGGATTACCTTACGGATACCTGCATCAGCCAAAGCTGCTGCGTTATCAGCTCCTGCGTCGAAAGCGGTGCTTCCATCAGAACCAATAACAGTACCTGCAGTACCAAAATCAACTGTAGTTCCTGAAGATACAGTGTTAGCTGTACCGCCAGTTAAAGCGTAAGATTGCAACCAAAGGTGCGTATCTACTTGTTTAGCCAGTGAGTAACCAGCGTCATCAGTGTAGAAAGACCTCATGCTTGACAAAGCCTGCTTGTCTAGGATATCCTCTATTAATCGAGAATACTCGTAGTGCTTGTCAATAGATATTGTAAGCTCAGTATCTGTCGCAGTGATAAGCGTAACTTCAGTCTGTGCTGCTTTTGCAGAAGCTGCACCCCGCGTTGGCTTAGGAATGTGAATGGTGTCACCTTTTTTACCTTCGTGGTTCATTCGGGTAACTAGATTTGCGAGTACAAGATTACTCTTGTATGCCGCGATTACTTCGTCCGACCACAATTCAGGGATAAACTTCGCCTGAGTGGTAATCGTCATATGATTAGAGCCAAGGGCCATAACCTATTCCTCCTATAAAAAATTAAAATTAAACTTGGATAAATTAACGAACTCTGCCTTCTGCGTATGCTTGCATAATTTCTCCTTGTAGTTCATTGTATCTCTGGGGGTCATTAATCTTCAGTCGCACTAACTCAGCTCTACGATAAATCGTTTTGCTAGATGATGCTCCTGCGTCTTGTGACGCTCCAGAAGATACAGAAGAAGCAGCCTCAAGCTCTTTCTCTTTTACAGCTTGACTTTGTTCTTTCTCCGCTTTCACTTGAGGTTTTTGAACAGCTTTGTACTGTGTAAACAGTTCGTCTGCATAATCAAAATCTCCGTTACTTGCTTTAACCCACATATCTTGTCGCGGAGTGCTTTCCATAATCCACTGTTGAAAACCTAAGTCATTAACAACTTCGGTTAAATCAGGGTGTTTGGCTTGTAACCGTTGTACTGTAGAGTCTACCTGTGTTTGAGATAGATTACTCTTAACGGGTTCTAAAGCTTCCGCAACTACCTTGCGTACCGCATTAAGCGGGTCGTTATAAAAGTCATCTTCAGAAAGAGATTTCTCAAGAGACTCTGTACGTTGACTAGTGGCATCTTCTTGTAGATTTTTTTGAATTAAACTGTCAGTAAGTTTACGAAGTTCTCCAAGCTCATTACCTTGTCGTCCGTATTGCTGTTCAAGATTAACGTAAGAGTTAATAATGTCGTCTACACTTTTCCCTTGAAATTTAGGGGGTAGCTCTTCAGTTTCTACGTTCTCAGTAGGTTGCTCTTCTACTTGTTCTTCTTCTGATTTAAGTTCTTGTCCAAGGCGTTGAGTCAAATCTTCAACATTGTCAATGTTGTCAAAATCTTCTTCTGCCTCTACTATAGGATTTGTCGCCATTTTATTTCTCCAATCTTAACCTTATATAAGGGGATTAACAGGGTATACCTAACTCTTTCAAGTTATGGTGGTTAGCTCTTCGGTGTCTCCTAGCCCATTTATCGGCAGCAGTCGGAAAGCCAGTATCTATGCCAGGTAATGAGAAGTTCCCGCCTGACACAATTTTTGAAGCAGTATTAGTACAATCTCTGCACTTAACTGTTTCATCTTTAGACCAATACTCTCGTACTAGCCCACAAGAATTACATTTGTAATCATTCAACATCACTTTGTACCTCGTCTGCGCCTTCAAGCTCTGCTTGTAAGACGTTCTCAAACTCAATCATTAGATGTAACATTCCTAACGAACCTCGCATTTGCCAGAAAGCTTTTTCATCTCCGATTGCTAGTACGTTATTTTGATTGTTAAACATTTCTATTAAACGATTACGAATTAAATCCCAACCCTCCGAGTGGAGAGTTTCTATCATTTTTTCGTATTTTTGTATTTCACTATTATCCACTATTCACCTCGTATTATTGTCAACATCATTAGTGCAAGCACTTCTTCATCGTCCCTCTCTCTAATCTGTTGTCTACGAAGTTTCTTAAGTCGTTCAAACTTTAAATCTTCAGAGACAGTTCCTGCTAGGACATCAAAACCAAAAGCTCCAGAACTCCAAGCTTTTCTTCCCCAACCTTTCCCCGAATGTTCTAACTGTTCAAATGACATTTAATTAAATGGCCCTAATATCGAAATAATAAATGTAGTCATTCCTGCTATAATTATTACCGCACCTCGAAACAATTTAGCGTTTAATTGTTCTAAGTGGGTTTCTATCTTTTCTAACCTTGCAAATATTGTTTTGTCTCTTTCTGCACATCTAGCTTCATGTGCTTCTACCCTAGTAATACAATCAAATATATGTTTTTCTAAATCCATCTCTTTGTTACCAAGATGATGGTAACTTGCCCACAGATGTAGGTGTATCTAGTTCTGTAAGTTGTGTATCTATATCAGCTTTTAGCTCTGCTTCAGTCTTGTCTATATTTGCCAGCACCTGCGTCTTACACCAATCCTCAGTCAAACTGTTAAACGCTGTAAAGCTGTCTGCGTCTGCCGCGCCTATATTTGCCTGTCCATAAGTAGACGCAGTGTTATTTGGGGTTCTTGTGTCACTTACGCCAGTAATTCGCCAATGTATAGATTTAACTACGTCACTTAACGACCCTTCAGTTGGTGCTGTATCTAGTTGTACAAAT